TTCTTTTAAAAAATTATCAACAATAGTTTTTCGTTCTTCTCTGCTATTGTTTTTAAAAACAGGATTTTCGCCTAAAGCTCTTAAAGCTCTACCTGCGCTTCCTACAAATCTGTCATTTTGAATTAACTCTTCGTAAGTTATTTTATTAGGAGCTACCATATAAAGTTACCTAAATAAAGCGTTGTAATCTTGTGTAATGTTTCTAGCTTCTTTTTGTATGTTTCTGTTATTTAATTCTTTTTCTAACTGTAAAAGGTTTTCATCTAACTCTAGTAAACTATCTGGTTTTTTTCTACTGCGTAACGACACATTTGGCGGCAAATTGTTTTCTTTTAATATTTCAGCACGTTGTGTATACAAATTATTAAAATCAGTTAAAAGTTTATCGTCAGTAACTTCTGCAAATTTGTTTGTAGGTTTTGAAAAGAACTTAGAAAAAAGACCTTTTTCGTTTTTGCCAGTATTTTCTTGTTTTTTATCGCTATTGTCGTTGCTTGAGTTGACGCCTAAATCATCTAAAATTTCTTTTTTCTTTCCGGTTAAAATTTCGTCTACATTAAAACCATAATAATCAGCTACCTTTCTAGCTAACGTAGGTGATTTTCTAACAGCTTCCTCTACGTCTAGTTCTGAGGCTATTAATTTACTAAAAGCAGTAATTGACCTAGCGTCTTCCGTACCTTGTAAACGTCTTATATCTCTGCCTTCTGCTCGTTTTTTATACTCTTGTTCTACATTAAGTCTTTGTTGTGTCATAGCGTCGTTAATGTACTTTCGAGCTTGTTCAGACCTAGTTGGGTCAATACCTGCATAAGATACTTGACGTTCTTTCATAGCTTCTATGCTGTACGGGTCATCGTATTTTTTAGCTATGCGCTTTTCAATAATTGTACTAGATACGTTTTTCATAGCATCTTTTAATTGTAAAGCAGTTTGCGCTGTTTGCCTTTGCCTTGCTGCAGTTACGTCAGAGTAGTCTGTTTTTGTTTTAAATCCAAATGCGTTAGCCATTTTATTAGAAACTCCCTGATTGAAAATTTAAGGGCATAGCACTACTAGCACTCATTCCCCCGCCACCATACATAGCATTAGCAGCTTGTGTTCCTGATGGTGTACTTGCTGTAGCAGTAGTGCCTCCAAAACTAGGCATACCTATATTACCTCCTGTAACAGCAGAAAGAGTAGGAAGTATTGCATTTTGTAAAACGCCACCTTTAGGTTGCGCTCTGTATTGAGCGTATTGATTTGCTAAGTCTATAGCTGCACCAATCTTACCCATATCAAAGTTAGTAAGGTTTTGTCCGTAACCTAGTATATTAGGTAAGAACCTACCCATTTGAGCGTAAGGTGCAAATTGAGCTTGTGCTGCTCCTGCTAAATTACCTAAAGCTTGTGTTTCAAATCCTTGCGCTGTACCTAGTAAGTTTTGTAAACTAGTCATATCATCTAAGTAAGACTTCTGCGCTCCTCCGTAAGCTCCTAATCTTAACTGTTGTTTAGCTAAGTCTGCTTGTCTTTGAGCTGCTCCCATAGCACTTGCAGAGCCTGTACTAATGCCTCGACCGCCTAGTATTCTGCTAAGAGCAGAGTCTGTTTGCATGTCAATCATTTCTTCTTGGGGCTGTATACTAGCACTAAACATGTCTTGTAACTCTTTCCTAGACATTGTAGGAGCTTCATAGGCCCCCATTAACTGTTGTCCAAACAAGTTATTTTGCGCTCTGTTAGCAAGACCTGGCAGTATGTTTTGAAACATCTGACTTGTGCCAGCTACTTGTTCCGAAGGAGTTAATTGAACACCTTCTCTGCTAATGTCGTAAGTGCCAAAAGGGTCTTGAAATCCTGGAGTTGCAAATTGTAAATTTTCTATTTGAGGTTTATATTCTTCTTCTAGCCGTTTAATATATTTACCTGTACCAGACGACCCAAATAAACCACTTAGAAAAAACTCGGGCTGTCCTGTTACAGGATTTAAAGAGTTAGCCCCACTTCCTACTGTGTATCTGGCAGGGTCTAAACCAAAACCTTTCATAGTATTTTTAATTTGATTAGTTAACTCTGGCCCTAAGACTTCAGGTCTAACTACCATTTCTCCTGTTGCAACGTGAGCTAACGTGTCATCTTCGTTTCGCCCTAAAGTAGCAAATTTTCCTAAATTAAACATGTTATATCTCCGTTACGATACGTCTTTAAGTTTAGCTCTTGCAGTAGCTAAAAACATTTTTTGTGAGTTAGTGTTGGCAGTAACCATTTCGTTTCTAAAACTCTCTACTGCAGCTCCTGTCTGCCTAGACTGCTGAGAGTTTTCTATTAAAAGTAAAGGTAGCATAGCTACTGAACATACCCAGTTATCTATCTCTTCACCTGTCTGTGGGTCTGTGCCTCGTAGTTGCATAAACCACCCACAGTCAAATTTCTTACAAGGCTCAAAGTTATTTAAAGGGCAGTTATCTTTTACTTCTAGTTTCATGTTAATCCTTTGTAGCTATAATTACGTCTACATAGTTTACATCAAAAGCCATATTTCCACTTGTAAAAGAATGTGTGTGAGATGCGCCAGCAAGAGTACCTACACTGTGAGAGTGACCTCCACCGCCACCAGTGTTACCTATAGTAACGTCAGCAGCTCCACCACCAGACGCAAAGTTTCTGTTTGCCATAATAATTCTGCCATTTCCGTTTGATTGTCCGTCATCAGACCCTACAAACTGTCCTATACTAAACGTGTGATTATGTGAAGGTATCTCGCTTGTAGCCAAAGTGTGTGAAGCTACAGAACCAGAAATACTAACCGCAGTTCCTCCTGTTGTACCAGAGGCTGTTCTATCACTTGCAAAAGCCGTAGTAAAGTCCTGACTACCTCCAGTACCTACACTACCACTAACAATTCTTAATGCTTTGTTATTGTGAGTGGTGCTTTTAGTAAAGCCTGTAGGAGCAGCAGTTTGTACAAATAACATTACTGTACCTGATGGTATAAGTCCTGTATCTTCTTTAGTTGTTATAGCTTGTCTAATAGCCTCAAATTCGCTATCTACATCTGCTCCTGTAATAACCTTTTCTGGGTCTCCAGTATCAAGGCCATCTTTGTTTGTAAAGTTTTGTGTTCTAGTATAATTTGCCATAGCTACCTACCTTCTCGACCTAATTTCATAAATAAAGATAATTGCTCTACAGCAATTTGAAATCCGTTAGAAACAAATCTAACCCCTAGTTTAAATGTTCTTCCGCTTTGTGATATAGGAGCTGCTAGATTATAGGCTAAAGCAGAACCTCCTCCCCACTCGTCTACGTTCCAGTTAGCTACTCCCCACTCTGCAACTGTACCTACTGCTAGACCTGACGACCTGTTAAATGCGTTATTAGAAGATAACGTAAAAGGTACTTCTCCACTACCACCTTCAGCAAAAGCGTAAGTTACGTTAACAGTATCTGAGGTACTTGCGCCTTCTATTGTTGCAGTTACTTTTTTTAACATCTTTAATTTAGATGTACCTAAATCTGCAGGGTTACTGCGCCAAGTACAAGTGTAAGATGTACTTGCTGACGGAGAATCATCAACAAACCCGTTATACTTTCCTATCATTCCGCGAGAGCCTATGTAGGTCTCTCCTTCAAAGTAAGCAAAGCTGTCCCACTTAGTATCAACGTACTTAGTAATCCGTATAGGAACATTCTGGTCTAGCGTGTGCATGTCAAACACCCAAATGTTTCCTCCAGGAGCTTTTAACCAGTATTGTCCTTCTTCTGGGTCATAACTAGACCTTACATTAATTAAAGCAGATTCACTTGCTGCTACATCTACTAAAAATTCTCTTCGTACTAAAGTAGATATTTCGTTTAAGTCTGCTCTGTCACCTGTGTAAATAACTTGTCGTAGTGACCTAATGCCTGTAGCAGACATAAAATATAAATCTTTTCCTATTGCCTGTATACTGTCTCTAGCTATACACCCAATACCTTGTATAATTTGTTCTATGCCTAAATCAGCAGGAGAATCAGGGTTATTGTAAATTACAATACTGTTACGTAAAAAAGCTACTAAGTAATGGTCAAAAGACGATATAGCTACTAGCTCATCGTAACCATCTTTAATAGCAGCAAAATTACCCATTACGTCAATCTCGCCGCCTGAACTACTCCAATCTGTTTCATCTAACACAGCAGAGTAATTAATAATGTTTTGACTTGTTCCTGTGTGAGACTTTTGCGCCCATACTCTACCAAAAGCACTGTGTACTAATCTTCCTGTAGGAACGCTTCCATGTTGCGGGGTAATAGCTGCAAAGTTTCCTGACCCGCTTTTTATAATTAAAGCAGAGCCTTCGTTAGTAGCTATAACTTGGTCATCAAAGTTTACAAATTGAGGTCTAGTGTTAGCAATAGTTACGCTACCTTTGACTGACGTAAAGTTATCAAAAGAAGCTGTATCTTCGTAAATGTTGTTACCGCCGTAAGCACTGACAGAAAGTAATCTTTGGCCCCCTGAGTAGTTATACATAAACAATGTATCTACTTTAGGCTCATACTTAACTTTTACTCCTGCCCCTCCTGCAGCCGAAGCTGAGGTTGCAGTACCTGCTGTGTAAACGTAGTAACTGTCAGCATCAATCTTTGTTAAAGTAAATCGAGTATTAATTTGAGCTGCTGTAATGCCGTTAGTATCTGCAGCTCCGCTAATAGTTACAAAGTCTCCTGTAGACTGTCCGTGAGCAGTGTCTGCTATTGTAATACGACCTGTAAGCCCTGCAGTCGTAACAGTTGTAATAGGATTACTTCCTAACGACTCGTATCCCAAAGCCAAACCATGTCCATTATTTAATAAATCAAATCCTTTTCTGTTGGTTAATCGTCCTGCAGATTCTTACTCAATGGTTTCTGCTCCTTCTGCACAACCTGGATCCTCTTGGTCTGTTTCC